GTCGTGGTCGGAAGAAAGTCGAATAACGTCGGCGACGGGAACGGGGGCTCGGGGGGCAGCAGTGGTGGCAGCGGTGTCTACGTCTATAGCCGCGATGGTTATGTTTATACCGTGCCTGATTTTGAAAATGAGAACCCGCCGGCCGAACCTCCAGCGGACGCCCAAGTTATCGAATTATCATTGAATATGGACCCCACACCGGAGCAGGTTGCTCTGGTAGAATCCCTCAAGCAGAAAATATCCGCAGTAACGGTCGCCATTAACAATCTCGGTTATAACGAAACCATCGTTATGAACGACCGCAGCACAATCACCGGGCAGGAGCTTCGAGCTCTCTGGCTGACCGTTGACTTCTTGATTAATCCAAAAGGCACTCTGTACGACAATGGGTCGACCAGGGGCGAGGCCCGATTTGAAAATGGTCAGTTAACCATAAGCTACAACATTGATCTAGTAGAAGGCTATTCCTTACTTACTGGCGGGTTGGAGTACATGATACTTCACGAAGTTGGACACGCGACGCAGTCAGCTCGCGATCTCTATAATCGTCTCCATGCAGATGGTTATACCGATGCGGAGAGGGACCAAGTCGAGAGGCGTGCAAACGACATAGCTCGGGCCATCGCGCATGACGCTCTCATTCCCTACTTACTAACACCAGAACACGGATACAGCGCGGGTGACCCGCCCATCTTCACGGCAGATTCAGGAGGGTCAGATACTCCGGACGATCCGGGCGGCGGAATTGAGCCCCGGATGCCAGAATGACGCTATTCGGGAGCAGAACAATATGACTTGGAGTAATCTGTACAAGGCAAGGAGCCTCGCTTGGTTAGCTGCCTCGGTTTGGGTGGCCTCCCCCTCGACCGCACAGGCGCCTGAATATGGACATGGAACGAGTGGACCATTCCATTCTTTGGGGGGCGCGCAGTGCGAAAACACCGCGATGGGTGTCTCGTCGGTACCGATCGAGAAGGCGTCGCCACTGCTAGAACTTTCACAGCGACCGCCGCGACTTCGTGTCAGCTTCATGAGAATCTTACAAGGAGAGTGCGCAGGTTCGGTCGTCAACGCCATGCATGATCTGGTGGTCGTGAAAGGAGGAAACACATATCGACTGGGTCGCCAGACCGGGAGCGTCAGAGAGGCCAGGATGATTGCGGCTCCGGAAGCAAGCAAAGCGTTCTTCCCAGAGGGACTGGATCTTGGTGAAGTGCCAACAGTGCTCGATTCGCAGTTTCTAGGCGCTGATGACTATATGAGCGTCACTACTGCACGTGGCGTCGAGCATCGGTATATCGGACTCTGGTCGGACGGAAAAATGTGGACGGTCCGATCTTTTTCGGTTGGTGCCGAGCCGAGTAAGAGGCAACCGCCGAAGCTTCTACTGACGGCGCGAACTCCGATCCGCGGAATTGCTTTCTTCCCTTCGGTGGATACTAATTCTGGCCAGATTTGGTTGGTGCAGCAAGATTCAGCTGGTGCGACGGTTAACCTCGCGATTCAATGGTCGCACGATAGCCCCCGCGATGATTGAAGATTTGCTATGTAAATTGTAACCTTCTCTGGGCGTGCGTCTCCTGCGTAAGGCGCTCCATAGCGCATCATCCCAGAAGATGTGGCGACGTCGTCCGCGCCCGGCTTGCTTGTAGAGAACCACTCTACAACAGCCGGGGCGCGCACTCTCCGACCGCCAGCGCCAATGTCCGGCACCATGAGCGATCCCGCGGACATTCAGCGCATGGTGGGCGACGTCGTCCGCCTCGGCACGATCAAAAGCGTCGATCTGGCCGCTGCCACTTGTCGCGTCGCGATCGGCGACATCGTCACCGGCGATTGCCCCTGGTTCGCTCCCCGCGCCGGCGCCACCCGGATCTGGTCGCCACCGTCTGTCGGCGAACAATGCGCCTTCATCTGCCCCGAGGGTGACACCGAGGCGGGTTTCGCCATCCCCGGCCTCTTCTCCGACGCCAATCCGGCGCCCTCGGCCGAGCAGCTCGACCTGATCAAGTTCGAGGACGGCGCGGTGATCTCCTACGACGCGACCGCGCACGAGCTGGTCGCGAAGCTGCCCGCCGGCGGCAAGGCTAACATCACGGCGGATGGCGGGATCAAGATCACCGGCCCCGTCGAGATCATCGGCAAGGTCACCGTCACCGAGGATGTGATCGCCGCCGGCATCAGCTTGAAGTCGCACAAGCATGGCGGTGTCGCCGCGGGTGCTGCCAAGACGGCCGTGCCCGAATGATCGGGATGGACGCCACCACCGGGAAGCCGCTCGATGGCGAGGCGCACCTGCGCCAGTCGGTGCGGGATATCCTCACCACCCTGATCGGCACGCGCGTCGGCCGCCGCAATTACGGCTCCCTGCTGCCCGAGCTGATCGACCAGCCCATGAACGGCGCAGGCCGGCTGCGCCTGTTCGGTGCGACGGCCATGGCGCTGATGGCTTGGGAGCCGCGCCTGCGCCTCACGCGCGTCGATCTCCGCCCGTCGACCGAGGCCGGTTCCTTCGAGCTGATCCTCGAGGGCACCCGCACCGACACCCCGCCCGCCAACAGCCGCACCCGGCTCACCGTGCCGCTTCGGCCGCGCGGCAGTCTCACCGCCTACGCCTGAAGGAACAAGTCATGTATCAGCACGGCATCACCGTCACCGAAGTCAACGAGGGCGTCCGCTCTCTGGTCACCGTTGCGACGGCCGTCATCGGCCTGGTCGCAACCGGCCCGGCGGCCGACGCCGCCCTGTTCCCGCTCGACACGCCCGTCGCCGTCACGGATCTCGCCGCGGCGATCGGCAAGGCCGGCGCCACCGGCACGCTCGCCGGCGCACTGCAGGCCATTGCCGACCAGGCCAAGGCCGTCGTTGTCGTCGTGCGCGTTGCGCCTGGCGCCGACGATGCCGCCACCAGCACCGCCATCATCGGTGGCACTGTCGACGGCAAGAAGACCGGGATGCAGGCCCTGCTCGCGGCCGAGGCGCAGCTCGGCGTCAAGCCGCGCATCATCGGCGCGCCCGGCCTCGACACCCTCGAAGTCGCCACGGCCCTTGCCGTCGTGGCGAAGAAGCTGCGCGCGATGGCCTATGTCAGCGCGATCGGAGCCGACGTTGCCGAAGCGATCCTCTATCGCAACAACTTCGCGGCGCGCGAGCTGATGCTCATCATGCCCGATTTCCTCGCATTCTCGGGCGGCGCGAAGGTCACCAGCTTTGCCGTCGCGAGGGCGCTCGGCCTTCGCGCCAAGATCGACCAGGAGCAGGGCTGGCATAAGACCCTGTCGAACGTGCCCGTCGACGGCGTGATCGGCCTCACCAAAGACATCCAGTTCGACGTGCAGGATCCGAACACCGAGGCAAACCTCCTCAACGCCAATGAGATCACCACTCTCATTCGCGCCAACGGCTATCGCTTCTGGGGTAGCCGCACCTGCTCCGACGATCCGCTCTTCGCCTTCGAGAGCGCCACGCGCACCGCGCAGGTGCTGATGGACACGATCGCCGGCGGCATGATGTGGGCGATCGACAAGCCGCTGCGCCCGTCGCTGGTCACCGACATCGTCGAGACGATCAACGCCGAGTTCCGCGCGCTTAAGACGGCGGGTCTCATCATCGGCGCCAATGCGTGGTTCGATGCTGAAAAGAACCCCGTGGAGTCGCTCAAGACCGGCAAGGTCATCATCGACTACGATTACACCCCGGTTCCTCCGCTGGAGAACCTCCTCCTCAATCAGCACATCACCGACAGCTACCTTGCCGAATTCGGCAATGGGCTCGCCGGCGCCTGACCCTCAACCCCCGCCTCAATCTAGATCAGGAGCGATCCCATGGGCCTTCCCCGCAAGCTGAAAGACCTCATGCTGTTCAACGACGGCGTCGCCTATGTCGGCGAAGTCGGTTCCGTCACCCTCCCCAAGCTGTCCCGCAAGCTCGAGGCTTGGCGCGGCGGCGGCATGGACGGCGAGGTCAAGGTGGATCTCGGCCAGGGCGAGGCCATGGAGTTGGAGTTCACCTGCGGCGGGCTGATGCTCGACGTCCTGCGTCAGTTCGGCGTGATGGCGGTCGCAGGCGTGATGCTCCGCTTCGCCGGCGCCTACCAGCGTGACGACACGGGCGCCGTCGACAAGGTCGAGGTGATCGTGCGCGGTCGCCACGAAGAGATCGACATGGGCGAGGCCAAGGGCGGCGAGGACACCGAGTTCAAGGTGAAGTCGGCCCTCGCCTACTACAAGCTGGTCGTGAACGGCCGCACCGAGATCGAGATCGACCCGATCAACATGGTGCTGATCGTCGACGGCGTCGATCGCCTGGCCGAGCGCCGCGCTGCCCTCGGCATCTGACCCCGTGCCCCGGCTTCGGCCGGGGCCCTCCCCCTCTCTGACAATCTGGGATCATCATGAGCGCAACCACCCTCCGCACCGTCACCCTCGACCATGACGTGAAGGTCGGCGACACCGTCGCCCATTCCGCCGGCGCCGAGATCTCCGTCCGCAAGCCGGGCTCCGGCGAGCTGCGCGGCCTCACTCTGATGGCGCTGAGCCAACTCGACTACGGCGCACTGGAAACACTCCTGCCCCGCATCACCAGCCCGACGCTCGCTAAGCATGAAGTTGCCGCGCTCGATCCGGCGGACCTGATGCAGTTCGGCGGCGAGGTCATGGATTTTTTGCTGCCGAAGGCCGCGAAACCGGCCTCCCCCGAAGCGTAGACGACGCCATGGCCGATATCGCGGTGGTCTTCCATTGGAGCCCCACCGTGATGGACGCGATGAGCCTGTCGGAACTGATGGGCTGGCGAGCGCGCGCCGCGAAACGCGCCAATCCCGAATCCTGATCAGGAGCCGCCCGTGAGCGACC